GAGTACGTCTGCGGTGATCTTACCCTGAGTGATGTTCACTGAACCGGGATAATAGTTTGAGAAAGTGGGCTTGCCAGTGGTTGGGTCTGTATAGAAACAACCATTAAACACGCCGACCGCTGCACTGTGGCTTGAAGGGTCAAACTGCAATATGTAGCCGTCTTTCAGAGTGACTAGGTCACCTTGGAAGATAGCTCCCGCTTGGTTGTCCGCAATTTCGTAACCGTACTGCTTCTGGCTACCAGTGCCAGAAAGGTTACCAAGCGGACGTAAGCCAAAGGCTTTGTCTGCATTTGCCATGATAAATGTCCTTTAAATTAAGATTACTCGGAACCCGATCTTGGGCCACCGAGGCTTACTTTAGACTGTCTTTCCGGCGAGTTGATCTTCATTGACGAGTGTGCATTCGTCTTCAACATGTCGTTATCGACTGCCCTTATCTGATCATGGGTCCGCGAAGAATAAAACTGTCGACGCTCTTCTGCTGTTTCATCGGGTATTCTAGCTAACAACAATCCGCCTACAGAGATTACCCCTGCATGCTTGCCGTCATCCTGAACACCTGAGTCGAAGTTAGGGTGCTCGTCCGCTCTAACCAGTTCATACCCCTCTCGGAGTTTCCCTGCGATGTTAGTACGGTCATCTACCCCGCCTGATTCAGCCCTGATCCAACGGTGCTTGTAGCCCGCAGGCGCAGGAGGCGCGTCTAATCGTGAAGGAGGTGCCCAAGGCTTGCGGCGCGTAGTGGTCTCACGGGTATCCGAATCACGAACACTACGATTAAGTTTTGGCACGCTATTCTCAGTCATTTCAATTACTCCTTAACGTATTTGGCATATTCTTCAAGTGGAACCCCAAGTTTTTTTGCTATCGCAACCTGACTCGGACTCAACCTTACAGAGCGGCGTGCTGAGTTATTTACTCCCGAAGATCGGGTTGCAGGAGCTACCGTTTGCACGGGTCGGTTAGTCCTGTTGTTTTGTTGCGTAGGCTCAATGCCATATTCACTAGGAAATATTTGGCTCATCCTACGGTCGATCTCACTATAGTACTCGTCGGTGCTTGGGTCAAACCCTTCTTTTTGGATTAAATCCATGTGAATTCCCCTAACTGTGTGGGTCATCACCGTATTTTCACCAAACCAAGCGTTCTTTTCTGCCCAATCCTCGGCCTTCATGTCTGGCTCAGGCATTCTTGGGCGTAGTATTTCAGGCTGTTCTCGGGGAGGCTTAGGCCTTTGCGCTTCCTGACGACGTTGGTTTGTCGTCTCGTTAAGGCGGTTTTGCTCCCAAACCATAGAGGTAAGACGCTGTTGAGCTTCCGTCTCGGTATCTATGTCACCCTCTTCACGGGCCTTTCTAATAACTTGCTTTAGAGCTATTAGGTGACTGTCAACACGGCCTTGGGCTTCTTGCAGCCTTTCCGTGTCAGTCTTCTGGTATCGTTGCTCAAGCTGTTCGTTTTGATCCCTTACGTTACGGGCATAATCAAGAGCGGCCTCTTCACGACGCTGAGTCTCTCTTAACCGAGCAGTAAGCTTGTCTATTCGTTTTTTAACTTTGCCCGAATAGTCATCTAAATCTTCTTCCGCAGGACCTGCTTTTTTAGCGCCCTCCTGTACTACTTCCGCCTCTTCTTCCACCGCTAATTTAGCGTCAGAGCCGTCCTCGTTCATCTCAATGGTGGCTTCCTGCTCATCTTCGCCAACATTAAAGTCTAACTCTTCTGTCATTGATTCACTCATAAAAAGCCTCCTTACATATGTAGAATGTCTTCAGGGTCATTTACTATCCCTAAGATTTCATCGTCGTTTAACAGACGAATCTCGCCGCCATCTATCTGAATCCGAGACCCCGCGTATCGACCAAATATCACCCAATCGCCCGGCTTGCACCACGGACCGTGGGGAAACTTAGACTCGTCAGCATAAGATAGGCCACCTACCTTCAACACGTAGCCGACATTAGTTGCCAGTTGTGTTCGTTGACGGGTCTCATCCGCAAGCACAATTCCGCCTTTAGTGGTTTTAGCGCCACGATAAGGCAGGATAGCTAGTCGCCATCCAGTGGGTTGCGGAATAAGGTCTAAAACAGAGTCGGAAAGGCCGTGTTCAGCGACTTTTCCTTCTTCGGTGTACGCATCGTCAAGGGTTAGCTTAGTGCTTTCGGCTACTTCATCTTTAGCCTCTGCCTTCCACTTTTCCTCTAAGTGCGTAAGTTTCTTTTCAGGTTCCATATAGGTCTCTCTGGTGGGTTAAAATTCTTCTGAATGTTTATCCAATTTGTCTCGGATAATCTGATCCACAAGCTTTATGCCTTCCAGACGGCCCATAAGGAAACGGTAGCGTTCCATGTCGGAAATAGCGCCATTGAGCACTAGTCCCTCGGAGTCTTCCTGTAACTTCCTAACTTCTTTCAATACGCTTTCAGCGAATTCAAGCATGGTCGTTTTTCCATGAGAGCAGACAGTTTAAAGCCACCGTCTGGGGGCATTCTTAGTAAATCTTTACTGGTCGGTTACCGTCACGTTTTTTAACGGTTCTTACTGCACCGCCGGATTTCATCTTGTTAGATTTACCGGCTGTATTCATCGCAATTGCCACAGCTTGTTTTTGGGCTGCAGATTTGCTCTTAGGTTTACTGGCGCCTATTTTACCCTTTTTTTTGTAAGTTCCAACTAATTCACTGATATTTTTACCAATTGTTTTACTACTAGAACCTTTTTTAAGTGGCATTACCTGCCTCCTTGCTTAGGGGCATTGATTCTTTCCCTAGCAACATTTGCCCTTTCTTGGGCTATTTTCTGTTGGGAGTCTATTCGGGCTTGGTTGGCTTCAGCATTTTGAACAATTCTAGCCTCATCAAGTTTAACTCCCTCTTGTTTAATGGCTATGTCCGCTTGGTCCTTAGCAGCACGCTGCTCTAACTCCTTGGCCTTCAGCGCTACCACTGGGTCTTCGCCTGTTCCCTCGCCAGAAAGTTGGCCCTGAACGCTCTTCATTTCCATCATGCCCTCGGCAACCTTGATCGAGACCATTGCCTCACGTTGAAGGTCAGAAACCATACCGTCAGGGTCCGCACCGTACTCTGCAAAGAGCTCTGCCTCCGTACCCTCTTCCGCTTTTAAGCGTATGTGGTCCAGAATATGCTTCTGAAGTTCTGCCGAGCCTAAAGGGTTCGCTTGCATGAGAGGCGACATGCCCATCATCAGGTGGGCCGCAATATGCGCGTCGTGTTGTTGACCGGCAAAGGCTTTCAACGACTTGTTGTCCGCCACGTCAGCGTTCTCGCTTGCAGGGTCCTTAGGTAACTGGTTAGTTTCCATCTTCAGAATGCCGTCAATGTCTCGGACATTCATGGCCTGATAGACGCGGTGGTAAGCCTCGTACATATTGTGCATTTGAGGCGCACTTTGAGCTAACTGCAGTTGAGCCTGTGCAAGAGTGATCCTTTGGGCCGCAGAGAATACATTTGGGTCCGCTATGGGCAATATAGCGACCATATGGGTAAAATCATCTCTTTTTACACATCTAGACGCTCCGGGAACGTCATATGGGTATTCATCGGGCAGAAATTGCCCGAATCCTGCCGCTAACATCTCGAATTCTTGCGTCTGAGCGTAGTAAAGGCGCTTGTGTATGGCAGAGGTGACGATAGAGCCGCGCTCCAACAGCGCAAGCGTAGTGCCTACAGCGGCCTGTTGGTTAGAATCGCCAACTTGCATGTCTGCAGTGCTCGCAAGGCGCTTTCCGGCGTCTACGGTGAAACCTAGAAGCGTAAATAGCGTCTGAGAAGGTTCTTTATACGGTAAAGGCAACAAAGAAGACGACAATTCGGCGCCACCGGCGTCAATATCCCGCCATTCGCCCGGCTGAATGGGGTTATCGTCGTCAGCAATCCGTGCACCCTTCGCTTTGAAGCCCGCAGGAAGATTAGATAGCGTGCCTGCGTCAAGAAGTTGACGCAAAGCGGCCGTTGCAGTCTTACTTAGGCCACCAATCAGGTGAACAAAGCCCAAACCGTAAGCGCCGGGGCCTTCAATCAGCACATAATGCACAAAATACTCACGACGACGCTTTAATTCGTCATCTTCTAACCAATTTCTGCGTATTCCGACCACCTGACCGCTGTTTTCGTCAATAGTAACGACGTAAGGCAGCTTGATTTCGGTCTCGTTGTTCTTTTCATCGACATCTTCAAAGCCCATGAGGTCCAAATTGACTTGGAACTCGAGCAAGAAGATTTCTTCGGGCTCTCCGCTTTGAGTCAGGCCCGTAAGTTTGTCGACTGCATACCTAATTTGGTTGCCGCTAACGGGGCTTTGCTCTGGGTCGAGCACTACATCAAGGTATTCACCGGCAACAACACGCTTTCTGAACTCATTTGAATCCATTGCAATACGTTGGGTAATTCTTGGGCACTGAGAGATGACACTCGACCCGTTGTAAGGAATATAGAGGTCGTCAGGAAGAACCAAACGACTAACCATACGACCCAGTTGTTCATCATAATAAACCTTTTTAAATGCAGAGCCGCCGTATCCGACGTAAAACAATAACTGATCAAACTCCGGCGTGTATTCTTTCATCACCGACGTGATTTGGTAATTCATAAAGTCCTGCACGCGCGAAGCCTGTTGGACCTTGTCGATAGTTTCTTTGCCTAACGTCTCAGTACGGACAGGGCCGCCTGCGGGCATAAGCTCTTTAAACGCTTGCGCTTGAAACTGGACAACGGCTTCTGTAAGCATGGGGTGGACAGCGCCTGCAGCGCCACGGAACGGGCGTGTACGGTCCTCTATCTTCAGGCCTAGCAAATCCATTCCCTTGGAATACATCTGCTCCCAGTCCTGCCGTGAGGCCTTGTCTGCGTCGAATAAAGCCAGTAGGTCAGATGAAATAGAACCTAGCTCATCCTCATCAACTACTTCGGCTAGGTTGCTGTAGAACTCAACGTCGTCTTCCTCGTTAACTTCAATGACCGCGCTACCGTCATCCTCAAGTATGATTTCAATATCCGGCTCTTCTTCGCCCATCAGTTCAATGATGTCAGTTACTGGGGCCAGATTTACGACTTTATCTAC